TAAAAGAATTGTCCATTTAAACCATTTGTTTATATAAATATTTTATTGTTCATTATTTATAATAACAATATTTGGTTTAAAATAAATAACTTACCCAATTGTCATACCTGTCGCCAACTTAGCTTTAACCCTAATATCTCTTTCTGGGTAACGTATATGATATATTTCTGATGGTTGTGCATATATTGTATCGTCAACTGGTCGTATAATCTTATTATTAATATCAGAATATTCCATTGATGTTTCACCCCCAGAATAATCCCCACTAACCTCATTCTTAACCATCATCTCACTTATTGCAACAACACCATTCAATGTTTGTATGCTGCTCTTTAATTCAGACAAATTAACATTTGTACCTAATTGCATTTTTTGTGGTGAAAAATAAGTATTTATAACTGTAATTATATTGTTAATAACATCTTTTGATGAAAACCCTGCTGATAATACAACACTAATGTCAATACTAACGTCAATAACTTTGGCAGATGTAACCACAATGTAATCATTTAACATCCTATAATTAGACAAATAATTAGCAATATTGTCTGCCAAATATTTTGAATTATCACTTATCAATTTACCATTTATATCATATGAAAGCAATAGTATCTCGATTTTGTTGTCTTTCTCCTGGATGGAAACTTTTGCTGGCGCACCAAATTCAGGTGGCATATTGCGTATGATGGATTCATAATCCCTAATTGTAACCGCTCTTTTCTGTGCTGCAAAATTATAAGATACAAAGTTTCTAACCTCTTCAACACTAGGTAAACCTGCCCCACCTATTGCTGGGAATAAATTATTTACCCTAAGTGAATTAACAACCGCTGCCTCTTGCGCAGAATTACCAGCATTAATAACAAAATTATTAATACCTATTTGTGTTAATGTGTTTGGCCCTAAATTTGTATTTAACCCCCCTCCAACTCTATACTGGATAAATAATGTAGTATTTGGTCTTAGTGTTCTACCTAATGAAAAATTGTTCAATATATTCTCCAAAGTTGGGGATTGTCCATTTAATGTGAAATTATTCAATTGTTCCATTGCTGTGTTAACTCCACTACCAAATGTAATCTTCTTAAACCCTTCTGGCGTATATTCGCTAATAAATCTATTTTCTGTTTGTATATACTTGCCAACCTTTATTCCTGCATTGCCTGTATCTTTTGTGCTGTCAATTATAAAAACTCTATCTTCTGCCAATGAATCAACCTCATACCATCTATCAGTTTCACTTAAAAAGTCAGAGTTAGGTGGAATTGTCCCAATCTGTCCATTTTTCAATAAAACACTCGTTATACCTAAAACATTTTTATCAGGCAAAAACAATTCAAAAAATGGTTTTACATCAGAAGGTGTTATAACACGTTTGAATACTTTTGTTGTACCATTAATAACTGGTTCTCTTTTTGTTAAGGTATAATTTATAATAATATTATTTAACCTATTTGGTATTACCGTTCTATTCTTATTACCTTGTGTATCATAATCAGATGAAAAATCAATATCATTTAATGTTTCGAATATTACTCCATTCCCAATAACTTGAGCCCCCCTCTGCAATAATCCTGCATATCTAATGTCTGGCTTATCTCCATACACCGGAATAGTTATTGAAAAATCACATAATGTTACAGAAGGTCTTTGCCCAGGTATTTTTAAACCATAAGTCTTTGCTATATTATATATAGATGACTTTTGTTGTGCATATTGTAAAACTGTTTCTTGTAAACTTCTATCAATATGATAATGTAAATTATCAGCAACTGCCGCATTTAAGTCCAAAAAAACAGAAAATATAGACGCATCATTAAAATCATTGATTAAATCAGGATAATATGTTTTAACATAATTTATTAGTTCACTTCTAATTCCTTGGAAATCCCTAACACCATAAGATATTTTCTTGTCTGCCATATTATATATTTATAATTACAAAATCACTTCCAGCAAAAGTGCTATTTGTTGTTGTATATTCTATTTTTATTCTTGCTGTATTCTCATAAGTACCTTTTCCTGGGGATCTATAAATCTTATCCACAGAACTAGACCCCATTTCACCTACGTCTAATTTACTTGTTTGAACCTCATCGCTTTGCAAAATTGGCTCAATTGTTATCTTGTTCAAAACTAAATTGGGTATGTATTTGTTAACAGCACTCCTAATATCATCTTCAATAATGTCAAAAGAAACAACATCCAAAGGTTCAAATAAAAATTCATAAAGCCTTGTCCCAAAATCTGGTAAATAGTATCTACTACCTTTTCTTGTTAATAACAAATGCAATAAAGACGCTCTTATCTCCTCTGATACATATTCTGTCATCTTTAACCCATCACCTCTTGGTGAAGTGTCAAAAGGAAAATCAACACCATATGTAAAGCCTTCAGCCATTATATCTTATTTAGATATAAATATATGCCTTTTATAAATTTGTAAACTATTTTACTTTATTGTATATTTATATAAAAAAAACTATGAAAACAGTAACATTATCAGAAGCTAATTTAACTAAATTAATTGCAAGAATTGTTGAAGAAAAAGGAAGTGAAGGTCTCTTTATGGACTACCACAAAGAAGGTAAAGCAAAAACTGGCAAAAAAGCAATATCTATGGTTAACAAAATTATGGATAAACTTTCAACAATGAAAGATAAATTTGAGAATACTAATTTTGCATTTAGTGAGGCTGATGTAAAAAAACTTGAACGTATTTATGATACATTGAGTGGAAAATAAATTTAAAAGCCCCCAAATCTAATTTAATAGACTGGGGGCTTTTTATTTAACAAATTGAATCTACGCCTCGCAACTAACACATTCATTTATATTCCTTGCAAATGATTGTGCTGAACTTTGACTAAACTGATAATATAGGGTTTTAACCCCCTCCTCATGCGCATACAAATATAATTGATTTATATCTTTTGCTGGAACTGAGGGGTGTATCATCAAGTTAAGTGATTGTGATTGGTCAATATATTTTTGCCTCTGTGCTGCTTGTAATATAAGTTCTTTTGGTGATATTTCAATGAATGATTTGAAAACCTCCTTAGTTGGGAAATCTAAGTGTTGAACTGATCCATCCTTCTTCAAAATACTCTCCCATACTTCTGGCGTATTCAATCCATATTTTTGCAACTCACCTTCCAAATAAGGATTCTTATAAATTGTTTTTGACTTTGCCAAATCCTTAATAAAATAATTTGATTTTATTGGTTCAATACCCATACTAACTTGGCCATGAATAAATGAACTTGATTTAGTTGGGGCTATTGCTATTAAGGTGGTGTTTGCATAACCCTCTCTCAATGATTTATAACCTTTTTCTTCAAACAAATATCTTGATGTTGCGTCTGACTTTTCTTTAAGTATTTTGAAAATCTGATTATTCAATTGTTTTGCCATCAAAGATTCAAATGGAACTAATTTTGATTGGAATAAAGAATGATAACCCATAACACCCAATCCAATTGCCCTATGTTGTGATGCAAATCTATTTGCTCTCTTCATCCCTGCCATCTTTCCAGATTTAAGAATGAACTCATCCATAACTGCATTCAAAAACATAACATAAACCTCAATAGCATCACTGTCTTTAATCTCATCCCAATGAACTAAATTCAATGACCCCAAACAACAAACAAAAGAATTTAATGAATCTGTTGGTAATTGAATTTCTGAACAGTTAAATGTTCTCAACCCATTTGATACAAAGATATGTTCATCATTATCAACTGTTGGACAATATACTGGCTCATTTTCTAATTGCTCAATTGCAACAACCTTTGCCCTTTTTTTGGTATTATCTCTATATTCTCTTTCCTCAATAATTATATTTTTTCTTGACAAGAATTGTGTTTTATTTTCAATAATTAAGGCATCATTTTTACTACCAAATATTAATCTCCAACAATCTTTTGAAGTATAATAGTTATGCCCACCTTTACCATCAGGCATTAAATGTGAACCCTCTTTTCTCAACAAGGCAATTGAACAACTTAATCCTAAATTTGTAAATAAAATTTGTAACTCTTTCAAAAAATCTTTATTAATATCAGCATATGCTATTTGTAATGGCTCACCATTTGCTGTACCCTTAAATGCTGCACCATCTGCATATAACAACCCTTTTAAGTATGCCCATATTGTATCTTCATTTGATTCCCAAATCCAAGATGGAACATAACCTTTCTCAAAATTTAATGCTTTTTTCAAAGTTCTTGACGTTAAGCGTTTCTTTTTGACAAGAGATTGACTTACTTTACAATCATGAAATGTTGCAGGGTTTCTACTTCTCATCCCAACTATTTGACCTGTTTGATTTACAATACTATATCTATCACAACCATACTTATAATGTATTCTATTAAACTTTTCTTGAATGTCATCAACTAAATCAAAATCATTCTCCCAAACATCAATCATTAACTCATCCTTGGTTTGCGTACCATCTGATTGATATAATCCCAACAAATAAGCCTCATCTTGCATATCCGAATTACCAAACAAACCTTTTTTTGTTTGCAAAGCAACGTAGTCACCAATTTTTAAATCTTTTGCTTCAACTCTTACAATATCTTTTGTTGTATCATTAAAAACTGGTATCCCATGATTGAATGTCACCTTTTGTGTCATTCCATTTGAATATGTTATTTTCAATATTTCAGCATCTTCATTTCTTAATAACATAGGAGATGATTTAACCGCTTCATTTCCACTAAATAAAACTAATTCCTCCCCACTCTCATATA